GGCCTCCTGGGATGTTATCCCGGTCGATTCACTTCCATGGATGGAAGCGTCGTCTTATCACTGTCTTAGTCATCTTCTTTCTAGAAAAAGCTAGGAATCCACTCTGTGAAGAGGAGGACTCTGTCGCTTTTAACCCAAATGGGTCGAAGGATGTCTCACCTCGTGGCAGGCTGTAAAGTGCAGCGCTGTACGCGGTGGAACGCGATGTCTTTAGGAGTAGGGGGGAAGAATCAAGCGTATAGTACGCATGACCTTCCCAACCACGTTTATAGAATCTTGACTTGAGTTTTTCTCTCAGATCAAGATTATTTTCTATAAAGTGGCCGTCTCCAACACCATCAGGACCGACTAGACGATGGAAAGCTCTCGGAACGAGTGCCTTCAACGAATCATATAAACATTTGAGGCGCGGATCGTAAAGATCCGGGTCCCACCTGCGTATATGATTACACCAGGATATTAAGCTGGCGTTAGTAGGTCTCCGTTTAAGGAACAGAGGGCGAACAGTAGATCCTAAGAACCAATCACTACCGCAGGACTCTCGAAAGGGTCCTGAAGAAAATGATTTGGAACGATTTACAGAGAAACCGCAGCACTCTAGAGTGCTGCTGAGTAACTCAAATGCAGCTGTGGGGACGATGATATCGTCACCATAGACACTAACGGACTCAGTTGTTAAACCGAGTACGGCGCAAGTTGCGCGGGCCAGAGACAGAAATATTAACGTCTCTAACTCGAAAGTGTATCCATTGCCCATACTGGAAAATTTATGAAGTTCATAATATTTTCCTTCGTATGTGTAGGCAGGGGATCGACATAAGTTAAGTAAATCATACCAAGGTTCCGGGAGGATATTCCAAACCACTGCTTTAGATATTAAATCAGAAGCAGACGAGAGATCAATTGTAGCTAAATCGCCTCGGACGGATCCGAGACGGCTTAGCATTTGATTCCTAGTTTGGTCAGAAGTATCACAACCGGCTCTGCGGAGACGAGATTTTAGATAGCGGCCGATCCCCGCCTGAACAAATGAGTTCAGAAGGGGCTCGGTGCATATCGTACGATCAGTCTTAGCAGTCTTAGGGACGAAACCTAGCTCACTACCGTATACGCACTGGATCTTAGCTTGAATAGCCAAAGGTCCAAAGCGTGAGGGTACCTCATCAAGAAATCTCGTGTTTACCCAGGAAGGGCAAGACGCGAGCACATGATGAAGGAATGGGCGTAGGTTCGAGGTGTAAGTCAAATCAGCATTTAACTTGTCATGAACTGACGTGT